ATTTAGTAGAATCATTCAAAGTAAATTTGAATCCTGATTCATCTATTTATATTGAGAAAGTTATTGGTAATCGATACATGACAATTGATGCTGAAGGCAATATGTTGGTTAATGGTGATTATCCAAACCAATCAAATTTCATTCGTGTTATTGTTGATTCTAGTGTTGCTAAAAAGAACAATGATAAATCATTAATACCATTTGGATTTAGAGCATTATCATCTCCAGTACCTACAGTATCAGGAGCAAACTTAAGTCCAGTATCATATGTAACATCACAAGTAGTATCGAGCCAATTCAATAAAAATAATTATTTCGGATTTGATTTTAGTAATACTACAAATTTATCATACTTAGCACCAATTCCAGCATCTGGTTCAACAACTGCAAGTAATTCAGATTTCTATTTAGGAGATGTATCACAAGCAGCAGAAACGGGATTAGCTTATACGGGTTCATTGCAAGATGCATTAGTATCAGGTTCATTTGCTAGTTCGGTTGCCTTATCAACTCGTAAATTTATATTGCCATATCAAGGTGGTTTTGATGGAGCACGTCCAAATTTACCAAAATATGCAGGTGCGGATATTACTGCGGCAAATACATTTGGATTTGATTGTTCATCAGCAACATCAACAGGTACATTAACATATCGTAAAGCATTTAGTCTTCTTAGCAATACTGATTACTATGATATAAACTTGTTGTTAACTCCTGGTATCATAATGTCATTACATGGTACTGTAGCATTAGAAGCACGCCAATTGGCTGAAGATCGTCAAGATACATTCTATGTAATGGATTCTGATGTAATCAATGCTAGCATCACAACTGTTAAATCGACATTGAGTGGTTTAGATAGTAATTATACTGCAACATATTATCCATGGGTTCGTATTAATAATCCATCGAAAAATGTACCGGTATGGGTACCACCATCTGTTGTTATTCCTGGAGTGTTAGCATACAATGATAAAAATGCAGCACCTTGGTATGCACCAGCTGGTTTAAATAGAGGTGGTTTAACTAGTGTTAGTGATACATATTATAATTTATCACAAACAAATAGAAATACACTATATGACGAATGCCGTGTTAATCCGATTGCAAACTTTCCAAATTCAGGAATAGTTGTATGGGGTCAAAAAACATTGCAAGCTCGTTCATCTGCATTAGACCGTGTTAATGTTAGAAGAATGTTAATTGAAGTTAAAAAATATATTGCTTCTGCAACTAGATTCTTAGTATTCGAACAAAACACTGATGCGACTAGATCTAGATTCTTAAATATTGTTAATCCATATTTATCTTCAGTACAAACAAAACAAGGTTTATATGCGTTTAAAGTAATAATGGATAGTACAAATAATACTCCGGATTTAATTGATCAAAATATAATGTATGGACAGTTATTTTTACAACCAACGAGAACAGCTGAGTTCATTATATTAGATTTTAATATTCAACCAACAGGAGCATCGTTCCCTGAATAGTTATTAAACATAACATGTTAATTAGGTAGGCTAGTAGTCTACCTTTTTAACATTAGATATATTTATATAAAAAGGAAAATTATAATATGGCAAAATCATTTCAATATAACCCAGAGGCATCAGATTATAAAGTACCTGACGATTCTAATTTAAGTTATTATGGACAAAAAGGAAATAATGGAACTAATGTTGAAGGTACAACACCACCTGATTATGATCCAACTGTAATTAGTACAGGTGGTCCGAAAACGATAACAGAAGCTAATTTGTTTGCTAATGCATTCACGTGGGAACCAAAATATCAACATAGATTTATAATGTCAATGGAAGATGGAATACCATCTCATCTAATTAAAGCATCCGCAAAACCAACATTAGAAAATGGTGAAATTTCATTGGATCATATCAACATTAAACGTAAGCTAAAAGGTAAATCTGTTTGGAATAGTATTTCGATAACAATATATGATGCAATTGTTCCATCAGCTGCACAAGCAGTAATGCAATGGGTACGTTTACATCACGAATCTGCAACAGGTAGAGATGGATATTCTGGCCAGTATAAAAAAGATATTAGATTACAACAACTATCTGGTTTAGGTGAGGTAATAGAAGAATGGAAATTATACGGATGTTATTTACAATCAGTTAATTTTGGTAGTTTAGATTGGTCTGCAGAAGATGTAGTAACAATCGAAGCAACATTGAATTATGATTATGCATTCTTAAGTTTCTAATAGAATTAAACATACAAATGAGGGTAGCAGTAATTCTGCTACCTTTTTTACAATCTAAATATTTATAATAAAGTTATAAGGAAATAATATATGACAAAGGTAACAGACAGAATCAGTGATTCAAATCTAATCGAATTAGCAAAACGTAGTTATGAAAACTCACAAAAAAGTAAATTACCATCGGTAATTGTGAATTTAGCAAGTAAAGGACAAGTATATCCAAAATCACACCCATTTAGAAAAGGATATACTGAAATGCGATACATGACAGCATACGATGAAGATATATTAACAAATACATCTTATGCTCGGGAAAATGTTGTGATTGATAAATTATTAGAAGCATTGATATTAGATTCAGTTGATATTGATACAATTGCATTATGTGATAAAGAAATATTAATTATCAATGCTAGAAATATGGGATATGGACCAGAATACCCAATCATAGTAACAGATCCAAAAACAAATAAACCAGTAGAAGCAACAATGAATTTAAATGAAATAAAAACATCAGATTTCAATTTAATTTCAGATGATAACGGTGAATTTGTATATGAATTAGAAAATTTAAAACAAATTAAATATAGATATTTACTTCAACGAGATTTGAAACAAATCAATGATTCAAACACAATATCTGGATTTTTAGAACGAACTATAACAGAAGTTGACGGAAAACGAGATTTAGAATCTATAAGAAATTTTATTAAAACGGAATTAACATTGCAAGAATCAAAAAGATTCAGAGCATATATTACTGATAATACGCCAGAAGTTTTAAAACAAATTAAAATTCAAAGTGAAAATGGGAGCACTTTGACTGCTAGCTTTCGATTTAACTCCGACCTTTTTTGGTTATAAACCTGAAGATTCAGTTGAATTGCATGATCAGTTGTTTGAATTCGTTTGGATGAGTGGTGGTAAATTTGACTGGGATACTGTATATCATATGCCAATACATATTAGAAATTTCTGGATTCGCAAATTAAATCATAAATTAGCAGAAGCACAACCTATTGCAGCACCAAAAAATAAAACTATTGCGAAATCTCCATTTTAAATATTTATATAAAAAAGAGTATAATATGAATCCTCACGATATAATCAAACAATTACGTAAATATCCAGCTGTTGGTATGGGTGTTGAAGATGAGTTTAACAAAATTTTAAAAGCAATTGCATCTGCAGCATCAGCTGCTGGAATTGCAATACCAAATGTAATTGAATATGGTAATGCTGTCTCGGAGTTAATGGCTCCTATTAATGAATTGCAAAATGGACTAGATAGTTTAATAATAACACAAAGAAATTATAATTCCGAATTTTTAAAAACAGTTAAAAGTTCTACGTTATTATTAGAGCGAGAAAAAGAATTAGCAAAATCATTGGGTATGACTGCAAAATCTACTGCATTACTATCACGTGAATATTATACAATGACAAAAAATTTAAATATATCTAAAAAGTCATTGGATTCATATATGATTCAATTAAATAAAATAGCTCCGGGTATGCTAAAAAATTTAGCTGCTACTGGTAAATATGGTGAAAAGTTACTTGAAACTAATGATTTTTTAAGAGAACATATTGGATTATCAGAAGAACAAACTAATAACATGGTATTAGCATCAGCTGCAGCTGGAACTGATTTAGAAACATCTGTAGTAAATGCAGGTAATTTAGCAACAGCTTTTGGAAAACTTACTGGAGACACTGAAGCTTTTGCTGACATGATGAAAGCTATATCTGATGTTAGTTTAGATTTGCGAATGGAATATTCTAGTTATCCTGGTAGTTTAGAGTTAGCAGCACTTAAAGCTAGAAGCTTAGGTTTAACAATTGATGATATTAACAATGCATCAACTTCCATGTTAGATATTGAAAGTAGTATTGGTAAAGAGATGCAATATCAATTAGTTTCTGGGAAACGTTTAGTGGATGCATCTGGTAATAGTTTACTCAATAAAATGAGAGAAGCTAAAATGAGTGGTAACATTTTAGATCAAACCAATGCATTAAATGAAATACTAGAAACTCAACAATCTACATTAGAAGGTACTAATTATTATGCAAAACAAGCATTAGCTGACGTAACCGGATTAACAGTTGCACAACTTCAAGCAGCTAATGCACAAAAAAAGTTACAAGAACAAATTTATGAAAAAATGGATGTAACTAGAAAAGCACAATTTAAAAGTGCAATGGAAATACCAATGGAAGATTTGCAACTAGAAGTACAAAAACTATCAGGGGATGAAAAAGCTAAAGCTATTGAAACATTGAAACAACAAAAAAGTTTACAAACTCCAGCAGATCGTACCGCAGCTGCTTTAGAAAAAATGTTACAAGATGGTATTTATTTGCGTATTGATAAAAAAGGAGATTTTGCAGCTGAGTTAACTAAATCTGCAGAAGCAACAAAAAAATCTACAGAATCATATATAAAATCCATGGAATCATTCCAAAAAATGGATGCTGAAGAATATGGTAAACGACAATTGATAGCTCAAGCAGCAACAGGTTATATAACAGTTACTAAAGCATATATAACTACACAACCAGGTGGAAAAGCAGGATTGGATGCACTT